TGCTTTAATAAACGTATAGGAGTTTATAGTGCCTCCTATACTCTTTGTTCTACTACTACTGCATATATTTAGATAATCAATATAAATGATGTCAGGAGTAAAGTTGCGCTTGATCTTCAACTCATTGATTAGATGCCTGAAGTGACCAGAGTGAGCAGATGCAGTTGGATATTCTTTTATGATGAGTCGACCAGGTGTCCTCTGACGAAGTTCGTTAATCTTCTTGTCGTACATATCCTTTGGAAGGTTTACCAACTCATCAACTTTTACGTTAAGTAGATTTGCATCAATGCGCTCTGCAATCTTTTCTTCTGCCATCTCCATAGTGATGTATAGTACATTTTTACCTTCCATCATATTACTTGCAGCAAAGTGACACATGGCAAGAGATTTACCAACACCAGTACCAGCAAGGATAATGTTTAAAGACTTACGAGGAAGACCACCTTTGGTAATCCTGTTCATGTAGTCAAGATCAAATGGCACTCGCTCTTCTTTGTGGTGGTAGAAGTCGAATCGTTGCTGATAGTCTTCAATGAAGTCGTGACCAATATGGTTATCAAACGACACGGCTAATGCTTCTGACAGTACTTGTGGGATAGCTGTTTTGGTCTTGTCCTTGCTCTTACCATCAATGATATGGATCGATTCCATAATTGCATTGTATACGGCCTTCTCTTGACAGAACTCTTCGGTCTTGTCAATCAGCCATTGCTCATTGGTGTCCTCATCAACTGTCATCCGCTCTACTTGAGAGACAGACTCGTTGTAGTCTACTTCTCGTAGCTCCTCATTATCGAGCTCAATGATCAGAGCTTCCTTCGAAGGAGGTATATTATATTTTTCCATGTACTGCTTGATCTTGGTTACAAGCAATCGATCTGTAACAGTTTGGAAGTACTCTTCTTTTAGAAATGGTAGCACCTTGCGTGCATACGACTCGCTGTTGATAAGCTGACTAAGAATATTCGTTTCTATCGTCATCAAAAACCTTCTCTTCAATCATATTAACGAGGATGTCACCTAGTGTGTTTTCGAACTCACTACCCGTAGCGTCACCCTCCATCACATTGTAATTAAAAGACAGTACTCCGTCTTCTGATATCTTTACAACGTCAAAAGTCAGCACGGTTCCCTCATACTGACCCTCGACAATCATTATTGGACATACGCTGTCATTGTCCTTAGCTTCAAGGACTGCGTACTTGGGAATCATACTGCTAGTTCGTCTTCTTCGAGCTCGTAGTCGTCTGTAGATCCGTATGTAAACTCCATACCAGCAGCTTCATCTATACGAGCAAGTAGTTCATCTGTAAAGTACTTGGTTGGATCTTTCAAGATAGCTTTTGCATACACTTTCGTGCCATCGGGCATCTCAAATCTATTAGCTACTTTCTTTACAATATCATACTTCTCTGCAAGCTCAAGAAGACCATAGTACCTATCAAGACCCTTATCGTACGTAAGCAGCACTTCCACTAGCTTGTTCTCTTTAGTGAGACGAGACTTGGCCATACGTACTTTGATAATGTTACCAATTACATCCTTGCCATCCTTTTCCTTCTTCTTAGACAGATAGCAGATCTGAGATGCAGTATATTTTAGACCACTACCACCAGCCATCTCTTTTGTTGGAATATAAGATCCTACAACTTCGTATACGTGGTTAGTAACCAACATCGGTACGTTAGCCTTAGCCAACTTGAGGTTGAGTACACGGAACGTAGCCTTGAGAGTAGCAGCCTTAGTCATGTCACGAGTCTCACTGCCTGATGCAGTATCCTCTACTTCCTTAGTAGTTGAAAGCTGACCAAGTGAGTCAAGTACCATAAGCATCGGAGGCTTTTCACCAGACGTGCTGTTGTAGTTATCTAAGATCTGTAGTGCTGTGTGGCGGAACCGTTGGATGGTGTCTGGCTCACTGATAATTACTCGATTGGTATCAATACCTCTCTGCTTCATCATCTCTTTAGTTACAGCTGCCTCTGTGTCAAAGTAGAACACAGCTCCAGTCTCATGGTCGTCAAGAAACTTCTTGACTACACCCATCACAAAGAATGTCTTACCTGTAGCAGACTCACCAGCGAATGCTGTAATCTTATTGTTAGGTACACCGCCATAGATACTACCGCTAAGCGCAGCGTTTAGAATATAGCTACCAGTATCAATGTTACCGCTATACTCAGCACTAGCTAGTCCATCCTCTGCAATGGTAGTATTTTCATCATTAAGTTGTTTTACAATGTCACGAAAGAAGTCACTCATTAGATGCCTCATCATTTAGTTTATCAATAATCTTTTTCTTTAAGCGTTGAAGTGAACGCTTTTCCTTTTTATTCTCTAGTGTGTTCCGGTGAGTATACAGGTCTACGAGCTTTTTATCAACGCTCTTCAACAGCATTTTTAATTGATCTTTAGAATCAAGATTTTCAATGATCTTCCACTCACGGATGTTATCCAATTCCTTTTCAACTGGATCATATTCTGACATTACATTAGCTGCATCATCAACTGCAGAAGGAGGAGACTCTTCTACTTCAACCTTAGTGGTTAACCAGTCTTCATCAATCTCACTTACAACTACTGCTTCAACTTCTTTAAGTGGCTTAGGTTGTTTTGGTTGTGCTAGTGTCATGTTAGCAGCAATAAGCAAAAGTACAGCAAGTGGATCAAATACAAACACAATAAGCATGATAACCCAACGTACGGCCTCATCAAGAAAGTCACGAGCTTGATCACCATAGATTAATTCAGCGATATACTTTAGAGGACCAACTTCGACCTCGATTGCCAGTTTTTCTTGTTGCAGCGGAGTGAGATCTTTTTGGAGTCCATCAATGCGAATGTACGCAGCATCGATCGTTTTGTTGAGAAGGCTCCTCTCTTCCGATTGGCTTTCGCGTACTGCAATCGAACCTGAAGGTCCACGAATCCTGTCGTATTCGATGAGCGTGGTAACTTGGGAATCGAGTTGCGAGAGTACTGTTTCAGCGTCTGTAATGATAGCCTGCTGTCTCTCGATCTGTCGCTCCAAGTTAGTGATTTGTAATTCATTTGTGCCACCTACTGATATAGATTGTTCCAAGTGTGCCTTTGACAAAAAGCCAAAGATACCCATTGAGGTGATAAACATTAACACAACTACAGCTGTAGTTAGATAGGACTTCAACAGGAACGGTACTTGCTTCCAGTTACGGTACAACCAAGATGCAGTAACTAACTTACCTGCCTCTAACACACCACCCATTATTATAATGGCAGTAGTTGCACCAGAGAATATGGCAATCAATCCTACTATACTGTACCACGCTGCTACACCAGATATAGCAAGCGCCATAACAAGAGTTAGGAGACCCATTACTGGCCTTTGTAGATCCCATCGAGCATATCTTGGAATGCCTCGATCTTTTCGTAACGATCAGGCCAGTATACGTATTCCTTATTGCTGCTCTTTTTTAGATTGTTAAGTAATGGTTGAAACGCGTCGTAAAGACGAGTAAGTCTAGCTTCCAACTCAGCTGCAGTTGCTGATGTATTTTGTACTTGTTGATGTGCACTTTGAACCGCTTCTAGTTCTTGTTCGTCAACAAGACTGAATCCGAAATCAAATGCGTTGTGAATATTATCGCTCATTAGAAGAATGCCTCCAGGGTTGCTCTAGGCTCTACATCCCACCCTACAGCATCCAATATGCTCTTAACCGGTTCAACAAATGCCTTCTCGAACTGGGTATCATAATCAACATGATGACGTACATCAAATTCATCAGGTAGGATTTGAGGGAATGCAATGACATTGCTTTGAACCTTGTTAGGTTGTTTGAGGTAACAGAACTTAATCTTTTCACCTGAGTAGATCTTTTCATATTTATTATTCAGTTGATGTTGATCTACGTAAAAATTATATGTCAAAGCTGCACGTACTTGGATTGGCGTACCTTTCTTGAATAACGTAACACTATCCTTATAAAACGGTAAACGGTTTACTGAACGTGGAAATGCTATGTCTTCGATGGGCATGTTTGTAAATTTTTCTCGAAGATCTCTAATGTATGCTTGCACCTCGTGCTCATTCTTTTCCAATATAACTTTTAGTATGTCCTTAAACATTAATCGACATACTGCTGGAGTAGAAGATCTTACAGCTTCAATTCCCATCATTTTTAGTTTAGGTTCTTTATACTGGACACCTTCGCTATTGTGTACGTTGAGAACATAATGCTTCTTTCCAGTCCACACACCTTTTGATGCTATCACTTCTCGCTTCATCACCATCATCTGATCAAAGCCGTTGAGATAGTCTTTCAGCTTGCTGTAAGCAAGATCCAGCATTGGCTCGATCTTTTCTTCAGCTACACGATCAAGAAACTTAACAGGATCCTTAGGTTTGGCTTTGTCAACAAGACCACCCATGTTAATGTAAAGTGAGTCAGTATCTATTGCTATAACATAATCTTGATTATCAGTACCCAATACTTCATTCATATATTGGTTGAGATGTTTTTCTGCCCAACGGATAGTTAGCTGACCACTGATTGTAATTCCTTCTGCTATACGTATGTCATAGTATCTGAAGTATTCGTTAGACATCGCACCATAAAGGCTATTCATTAGAATCTTAATAGCCATCTGCTTGTTATCTAACGTCGTTACTTGTTTCTCCAAATCATAAGACGAACCAACATCTTGTATCTTTTGTTCTACAAGAAGCATTTCTTTCTTATACTGCTTTCGTTCGTTGTACAACTTATCAACAAGCTGAGGGAATAAACCTTTTTCAGTACGGTTAAAGAACTGGCCAGTACCAGCCATACAATGCTCAGGTAGTACTTCGTTGTGATTCTGATCCAACAAGTAATCTACAGAAGATTGATAACTTCCATTTGTATTATCTCGTTTCAACAAATCAAACGATTGTACTTCATTTACAATAGTCTCTGGTGACATATTGTACTGCATGATAATGTGAGGATACAGACTGTTGAGATCAAACGATACTACCCAATCGTGCATTCCTATCTGAGGATCCTTTACATAAGCACCTTCGATTTTTCTTTCTTTAACATTGTCCTTCTTAGGTGGACAGATGATACCTCTGTCTCTCAACTCATTAAAGATCAAAGCATCCCAAACAGCTACCGATCCAAATGCATCAGCATAGTTAACTTTACCTTTGTAAGCTATGGTCATGCATAGCGTTGCCAGGCTCATCTTATCTTCAAGACGATCTACTATTTCAACATCTTTGATGTTATAGTCAATGAACTTTTGATAGTCGTTCAGGTATAAACCATTAAGAGAACCATATTCACTATAGTCAATCTTACTATCACCAAGTACTACATGAGCTATGTGATCTAACTTATATGATTCTTGAGTACCATAGCTGTAACCAAACTTCTTGAATAGGTCCATGTAGTCTAATTGCTCAATGCCGCTAATCTCAAAGACTTGAACCTCATTCTGTGCAAACTGTATAGTTCTTCCACGGATAGGATGTCTTACATCATGCGTCCACGGTGATAGCTTGTTAGCATGACCTTCGCCAAGTACTTTGTTGATTCGGTTAACCAAATAAACTAAATCAAACATCCTGCTGTTCCACCCAGTTACTACATCAGGATAGTTAACAGCCCACTGATCCATAAACTTATGGAGTAGCTCTGCTTCGTTAGCACATTTTGTATATTTGATTGTAAGATGATTTACAATAGACTTACTATGTTCCCAATCACCAAGACCCCAGACATAGTACACGTTATCAATGTTATTCTTAATCGTGATTGCTGTAACAGGATGGTTAGCTTCTTCAGGTCGAGGAAATCCTTGATCAGATTGAACCTCTATATCGATAGACGTAACGTTGATTACTTCTCTCTCAAACTCAATGGTCTTTCGAAATGCATCACTAATAAATTGTTGGATAAAGTTTTGATTACCGTGTATCTCAAAATTATCTACATCTCTGTGACGCTTAATGAAATCCATTGCATCGCTCATAGAATCAAAGTCTACCTCACCGAGATAGGATCCACTAAGCGATTTGAAGTTGGTTGGTTTTGGACTAGGAATGTATAGAGTAGGCTTATACTTTACCTTACGTTGGATTCGCCGGCCGGCGTTATATCCACGAAAGTAAATATAGTCTCGTACTCTAGTAACATTAGTATAGAATGGTTTACTCATGCACGGAGCATACCCTAAAAACAATCAATTGACAAGCATTGAATCAGGAGTAAGAATACCACCAAACATTTTTTTGTGTTGGTTGAGAAGACTGTTGTCTGGTTCTGCTACAAACACAACCATGTCTTTGTTAATCGTCAAAGGGTCTTTAGTGCTAAAAGGACTATAAGGTACAAACTGAACACTTTGGTTTTGAGTAGGTACAACAACTACACAATCTCTAAACACAAGGTTGTTATCGTTTTCTTCACAATCACAAAGTACATCTTCACCTGATAACATACGAACTATTTTAACTGCCATGATAAATCCTTGATTGAGGCCCCGAAGGGCCTCGGGTTAGATAAGCAGGTTAACTGAATACAAATATGTAAATCCAATCACTGCTGAGAGCAAATAGATTCCATATGTATTGAACCTGCGAAAGACTCGCGGTTTCATTTCTCCTCCGTTAGTAACTCTGTTCCGATTGGAATTAAACGGGGACGCTTTTCTTCTGGGACTTCTACTCTTAGATCAATAACGAGTAGGCCGTCAATGAAGTCAGCTCCATCAACGACAACGTGCTCAGATAGTCTAAAGGTGCGGGTGAACTTCTTTGCAGAAATTCCGCGATGGAGATACTCACGTTCACTGTCTCCTTCCTTCCCTCCAGATACTACCAGTATCCCGTCTTTTACTTCTACGGTCAACTGTTCTTTGTTGTATCCAGCAAGAGCAAGCTCAATGGAAAAGTTTGTCTCATCTTTCTTGACAACGTTGTGAGGAGGATACAGCTTGTTTTCTGTCATGTTAGACAGACGCTCTATCTCTGACCATACGTGATCAAAACCGATGAAATGTGAACGTGGAAAAGAAAATGCTTTAGTTGCTACCATTTGGTGCCTCCTTAATTAAAAGCAAGGTTGTTGTCTACTGACCGGACTATCCGCATCAGCACCTGTATTTATACAGGAAATCGCCGTCCTTGGCAACATTTTTTAAACAAATTTACATTAAGGCAACTTTATTTCAAAGTGTGTACCAATCACTGTCATCTGCTTATCATACCCCTCCATTGCTTTGCGCTCTATGAAAGGAGTTATCTTCCAATTATCTTGTTTGTATGTAATACCAAACTGGTCTCTAGCGTCAAACTTTGTACCTCCATCTTTGAATGCCCAACGTGGTTGTAGCTTGGCATAAAGATAAAAAGGACCATAGATGTGAGGAGTGTACTCAAGAATAAATCGATAACGCCAATGATCTTCTTTCTTATCAAAAGAACGATACTCCATTCGATGTTCAAGAGTAAGGTCTTCATATGAGAGCAACTCATGTGTGAACTTAATACGGTTTTCACGAGTGTTTCTCAAGTCGGCATGCCGATACATTACTTCGACAGGACCAACCTTGTTACCAACTTCAAAGTGCCAAGCACCTTCGCGATGTCGATAAGTATACTCCCAGTCGTTTTGCTTTGCCTTATAGTTGTGTTCGGACGGTGCAGATAATACCAGCATTGGAAAGAATGTAGCAACCAAAACAATAATAGTGAGGCTGATTGCAAGACCCTGTTTCTCATACCTTGAAAGTGCCATAGGTATACCCTCGAAGCATGGCGACATTGCCACGAGAGTATTTAAACAGAGGCGGTCTTAGAAATGATGTAATTTCGAAGAAGTTTATATTAAGTTTTTATTAAGATTGCCATTGTTGTTGCAACTGGTTGGCTTCTTCAATTGTAGAGCAAAGTTGAGAACGACTGACGTTACCATCAATCTTTTCCACAACCACATATTTCATAACAGTATCGGTCGTTTCACTTAACCATTCGTTAATAATTACTTCTTTCGACCGATTGTGTACTTCGCTTCCAGTGTCCATTCGTCTTTGTCCTTGTGAGGGATAATCTTAATCTGTGACATGGGGGCTACTGGGTTGGATGATTTGTTTTCGTCAACCAACTTTATTAATCCCCAGTCATTCAACAAGTTTGCGATTGTGTTTCGTCTTGCAAGATCACCTTGATCAAAGTTAGCTGGTTTGCCATCAAGTGCAAACAGCTCTTTGAAATGTACAATGTAATACCTGCCCTGCTTGTGCAGAACATGACATGATTGGTATAAGGTTTTGTCTTTGCGAGATGCAATACCGATACGTGTCAGAGTTTCACGTACCTTGAGGAAATCGTCTTGCTCATTAAGTGTTACTTCAACCATCTGATCTACTGATACCGTCATTCAATCCACCCTTACGCTGACGCTCTATTATTTGAGTTATTTGGTCTTTGGTAAGTAGGTCAACAACCTGGCGAGCCTTGTCCTGGCTGTATCCATAATAATCCATGACAGCTTCGACTTCTTCATCAGGTTGCGCTTTAAACCACTTGCTAAAACGCTTTTTCTTTCTTACGATATTTATAAGAAAGTCAAATTGCATCTTGTTTTCTAAGTGGTGGTGACGGTTCATCTCGTTAGCAAGATAGACAGTGTCGATAAAGAACGACAAACCTCTATTAACGAGATAGGGTGGATATAGCTTCTCAGCTAGTTCTGGATTATCGCTATCTTTGATTACATTTTTCTTGGTATCGTTGATTGCATTAAGATAGTCAAAAGGATTCATGCCCAATCAACTTCCATCATTAGTTCAGTCATACATGCAACGTTGTTGATCTCGTGATCAGCAACAAACGCAGCTTTGTATTGGTAGTCTGCAAGTGTAACTACTAACTGTGGAATGCTTTGTGGTTTTACATACTGAGAAGCACTGTCATACAACTGACGATACAGCTGAGCACTATCCATATCTTTGTGATCTGCGATCCATTTACGCATATCGACAAACTTCTTGTTCTTGAGAATACCAACCAGGTCTTGAATGTTACTACTGTGGTTAGCAAGTATGCCACTGTCGATACTACCAGTAGCACTGTACCGTTGCAGTTCGTTGATTACACGCCTGAAATCCGGGAAGTATAAGGTGATAAGCTCAGCTAGAGTCTTTTGATCATAAGAGACGTTTTCATCGCTTAGAATCGCTTTGACACGCTTAAACAGCTGGCTAGCCATAGAGGCTTTGTCTTTACCGTTTATCTTGAACTCGACCACGCTGCAGCGAGAGTGCAGTGGATCAATGATACGGTTCTTAAAGTTACAAGTGAGAATGAACCCACAGTTCTTACTATACTCTTCCATAAAGTTACGTAGAGCAGGTTGAGTAGACTGTGGGTTCAGATAGTCAGCCTCATCGAGGATGACATATTTACGATTACCAGTAAATGAGATAGTTGATGCAAAGTCTTTGATCTCTGTGCGAAGAGTATCAATATTACCATTCATCGATCCGTTAATCACGATGTAATCAACATCGAGTTGCTCACACATAGCTCGAGCAATTGTTGTCTTACCTACACCGGGGCCCCCAGACAACAGAAGGTTAGGAATGTTATCTTGATCTACAAACTGCTGGAAGGTTTGCTTCAGCTCGTCAGGTAGAATTGTATCCTCAATGGTCCTAGGTCGATACTTTTCGACCCACAAAAAATCTTTTGACATCACATACACTCATAATAAAACAAAAAATCAAAGATGCTCTAGCACATTCTGAGGAGAAGATACAAAGTATGGATCATCTGGATGATTATCTTCCTTACCAGGTTCCTCAAACCACTGTTCCACTTCACAGTTATTGATTACAGCAGCATATCGCCAAGATCGCTGGCCAAATCCAAGGTTATCCTTAGACACCAACATTCCCATACCTGAGGTAAAAAGACCACTGCCATCAGGAATAACCTTGACATTTTTGAGGCCCTGATCTTTTGCCCAAGCGTTCATTACGAAAGAGTCATTAACTGACATGCAGTAGATTTCATCAATACCTTTTTCAACAAATACATCATATAGATGCTCAAAGTCAGGAAGTTGGTAAGTAGAGCACGTTGGTGTAAAAGCACCAGGCAGGCTAAACAACACTACTCGTTTATCAGCAAACAAGTCCTGCGTAGACACTTGCTTCCAAGTAAATGGATTATCTCCTCGGCCGATATCAGGCCTAATATCACGTACACGTGTTTCAAAATTAACATTTGGAATAATAGTTCCGATCATTACCCTTGTCCTCTGTACTTCTTAAAACTTCTCTTTCGAGACTTATTCATAGAACTCATCTTTACTTTGCCCATCCCAATACTGGTACGCTTATTGTTACCATCACGTCTGAGATTTGTTCCTAAAAGATTGCTTCCAACTTTCTTTGCCAAAACTATTGTCCTCCAAAATATGATGAACCTTCCATAGCAATCCAGTATGTCAGTGATCCATCTGTTAATGTAAACTGTGCTAACCTTTGTGTAGAGATAGTCACATCGTATGCACCAGCAATCAATTTTAAATTCTCAACCTTAAATACTACTTTAAACTGATCGCTGGTCTTACCAACTTCATATGAGAACTGATGAGCTGTTGTATTCTTAGTGTTTGTTGCTAATACCTTTATTGTATCACCGTCACCTTGAATAATTAACTCAGGTAGACCCATCACAGATGCAGCTTGCAGCAGATGCTTCAATACTTTATCACCTAATACAAACTTGATAGGTTCATCTGGTAATACAACTGCTTTGTCTGGTGGTATCGTAACCATTGACTTGTCTGCATAAAAGTAATGACTACTTGCTTTGTTATCATCGCTAATCGAGACATAATAAGTATCAAAGTCAAAGTCCGGCTCATCAAATAAACTCACGACACCCAAAAACTCACTCAAGTCATAGATAGCAAACTCTCTAGGAAACTCTTCTTGTACAAGAGCTTGCGCGAGCACTGTCTTGTTTTGGGAAACAGTACGAATAATGTTACCCTTAGATACTGATAGAGTTGGATTGATTGTTGAGAAGTTCTTTAGTACTTGAAAAGTACGTTGTGTTAGTTTCATCGCTTAACCTTCTTCACTTTCTCGACGTCAGCAGTAGCCGATGCACCAATCTGAGCTAAGTGCATTAATGTACCACCAAAGAAGTAGCTACCCACGTGAGTAGTCTTCATCCAAGGACATAACCATACTTTAATTCCAGCTTTACGAGCCCACTGACAGAACATATAATCTTCTGACAAGTATCGCTTAGTTTCTGGACAAATAACACAATCAAAAAATGCTGTGATTTCTCGAGACCCATCAAAATGTTTAGTGCGAACATGATCAGGCAAATACTTTTGATCTGGATATGCTGCCTCCCACTTCTCCAACGCGCTTCGTTGGATCATCATAAAACCAGTACCACCTTCTAATACTTCTACCGGTTCCAATAAGCTAAACTCACCTGTACCTTCAGCAGGATTAAATACAAAGTCTCCTACAAAGTTTTCCAAGTCGTTAGGGTTCTCGTCTGCAAATCCTCGATCGACCGCATCCTTAATCTTTTCCCAAGCAATTGTCTTTTTAGGATACGGAGCAGTTAGGATATCGTAATCACTTTCTTCATCCATCAGAGCTAGCATTGCTAATACGTCGTTTGCATCAAAACCAATATCACTATCAATAAAGATCATGTGAGTGCAATCAGAGCGCAAAAATGTATCAACACAATAGTTACGAGCTCTTGTAATTAACGACTCGTTAAACAAATAAAAGTACTGCACTTCTATACCATACTGGGCTGCTGCAGTAGCAAAGTCTGTAGATGATTTAGTATAAGATCCAGCGCACTGTCCACCATACATTGGTGTACATATCATTAACTTACGCTTGCGCAGTTCGTTTATATCAACTTGTACTTCCATCAATTCGCTCCATACTTTTTATCGTGTTGTTTGCCGGATCCGTAATCACCATCATACTGATTCAACGCTTCGGCTTTAAATAGCAAAAATTGTCCAACGCGGGTCCCTCGCTTGACTCTAATAGGACCATTGTTAACATGCAGTACTCCAGCCATGACACCGCTGTATCCAGAGTCATATAAACCTGAGGTTATGAAACATCCGTTGCGATTAAGAGATGACCTAGTGATTACCCACCCGGCCTCATCATCAGCTAGAGTTACGATACCCTGCATAATAATCTCGTAACTTCCTACTTCAAGTCTCCACCATTCGTCTACAGGAATTATTTCTTTAGACTCTCTGTGTGACTTTTCTTCTTCACTTATTACAAAGACCTGGCTATAGGATTGAAATATTTTATCAACTCTTAGGTCAATAGCATTAGGTTGTACTTGATCGTCGTCGAACTTACTTAGGGACGACTTCGAGTCTGGTGACGCAAGATGAATCATCATCTTCAGTTTCCTGTGTAAAATACCATAACAAAACAATATAGTGGATTGCTTTTAGCAAGTCCTTCTTATTGTGCCCTTCCTTCTTACCGTATCGCATTAAGTACTTGATAGCAGTATCCCGACACGTAGTATCAACAGACCCTAGAGTCTGCCATACGTCAATCGTTTGGATGTTATTCTGCTCTCTACCAGCTAGCTCACCAACATAGTGACCAGCATAGGTAGATTCAAGATATGTTAATGCTTCTGATAAAATCTTATCTTCATCAAATCTAAATTTATTACTCATTAGCACAAAGCCTATCAATGTATGACATATTATCAAGTGCTGTATTCACCAGGCTAGTATCATCTGTATGGAAGTTAAAGTCAACTTCTTTCTCAAACTTTCCATCAAGTAAACCAGTTGGTGATCCATCAAACCGTATACCATTAAGACCAGTCCATACAGCAGCGCTGCTGTCCCAAGTATCAATTGGGAAGTGCTTAACTAGATCAATCTCATTGGGTCCATCAACCATACCGAGCATATGGATTTTCTTTTTGTTCATCACAACATTTCCAAAAAAGCCCATCCGTGTCAGCTTAGTTAGAACTTTCCATCTACTTACAAACCGTTGAAGTTTATTATCCTTCTCTACTCCATACGCATTGGGAACACCTAGAATAGAAATACCAATATAATCTACATGGTGAATCCTAGATGCCCACATACAAGTTTCTAGAAAGTCACGAATATGACCAATCTCAGACTGTGGTACAAAAAAAGTACCAAAGCCAGCTTCTTTAAGTTGAGGTGCCATGAAGCAAGCAGCACTAATCGTACGCTGACCTGACTCACCAGGATAGTCTGACATTACAATATAATCAGCGTCAACCTTTTCGCCCATCTCAATTAATTTATTAGATGGATACATCTGACGACCTTGCTTATACATCTCAAATGCGCTGTTGTCTAAGATGTATGTTAGACCTCGATTGTTCTTCTTGAGATCACTATAAAACTTTACGTAGTCCGGATCATCTTCAACAAGATGAGCAAGTAGTAAATGTGTCTTGCGATCCCTAACTAGATCAAGATGTGGGGTTGGTGCAATGTGACAAAAATCAATCATAATAACAGGTAGCTCCGTTCTCTCCATCTTCACTTACAGTAATAGTTAATCTGCGATTTGCATAATTAACTCGAATGTAATCAGCAAGTTCATCTGCCATCATTTCACATGAACGATGATTGAGTTGTAGTGTACCTGTCTGGTATAGGTTTTCTAACTCTCTCTTAAACAGAATAAACTCTATGTCTCTATCATCGTGAAACACTTCAATCTCTACTTTGAAGTGAAACATATGACGATGCGGATGTCTTAGAAACTCTACACCTTTTGGTGCATCAGGATAGCAATGGATACCTTCTTTCTGGAAGGTAACCCATATAGTTTTATTTGGCTTCAACATAATCTAAAAAAGTTCCAAAGGGAGGCTTGGATATTACATCAGGT